CTTCTAAGGGCTTAAAGTTTAATAGCCCTAAGTTGAACTCGTTAAGTTTATTTACGTTGGACTCATCGTTAAATACACCACTATATGTAAGGTCTGCAAATCTTCTTACCTCTTCATAGTCTTGTGCTGATGTAGATGTAACCCTGTTTCCTAACGACAAATCGTTCTTGCCTATAGCATCTCTGATTGCGTAGCTCTCTACACCATTACCAAACGCATAGCAGTTAAAGAAGTCTGTACGTATGACTGCTGATGCTCCTGTTGAAATATTTTGATTTAAAATATTACCTATATGTGAACCTTCAGATAATGTAGTACTTAATATATCTATATTAGCAGGGTCAACCGGTGGAGTTGATGGATTTGTCACTATACTACTACACACCCCAACAAATTTTGATTGACCGTCTCCAACGATAGTCCCATCATTCGGTACTATTACAGACTGAGGTAATCCGTTTATATCTATATAGTCAAACTGTATAGGGTTAGGTTCAGGTGGATTAACTCTTAAAGTAAATTCACATATACCACTTTCTGTTACAATAGGAAATGACTCAGATGACTCATACCATACGTCAGGTAATGCGTCCTGCGGTTCGGTCTCAAATACTATTAGAGAGGGAGCCCTTTCAACAACAATCTGTACTCTAATTGAAACATTCTTTCTCTTTACCCCTACCTTACCTTCTGAACTTTTTACGACAAAACAATTCCTCCCCGTTATCGGGTGAGTCGTTATTGTAGACGATATGTTTCCTGCCTTACACGGTAATGTCCCACTTAAATTAAAGTTTGGTCCTGTACAATCTACTTCCGTTGCCTGTGCCTCTAATGCTATATTTATATTCTGTCCCACAAACCAAGATTCAAAATTAGGATACTCTAATGGAGAAACAAATGTAGTATCTACAAACCATTCTCTGCGTATAGTATTGCCTTTTCCTTCTCTTAGGTTATCTATATATATCCTAATCCTCGACCCTGCAGGTATAGTGTAATCTACAAAACCACCTGACCCATCATCCTCATCTATTGGATAAAAAATATCCTTACACCCTGTGCCTTGGTCAGATTCAACACCATAGTCTATAATATTATCATCCTCAAAAGCAGTGCTAAAATTATTTGCCCTTATCTTCATATACACCCCTTGAGGTATAACCCTATCGGTAAAGCTTATAAAGTCTTTCTGTTGAGATTGTTTTTCTAATACGGTTGCGTAAACACACCTGTTCAATGGTCCACTTGTATCTGACTTAACTAATAATATATCTCCCTCGTCTACCTTCTGTGCATTCTGTCCTTCAAGTAAAAAGTAATCAGCAGAAGTCTCAGGGTCTCTAAAAAAGAAACTTGAGTACACGTTAAAGTAATCCTCTTTGTCTGCCTTAATGCAAAACTTGTATCGTGTTGCCCAATCAGGAGCAACCTGTGTAGGAGGTATATTTACAGATATATAGTTAGCTGTTGATGAATCAGCACACGGTATGTGCATAGTATTGTTCGGGCTCACCAATGCTGTAGTTGCTCGATTAAACTCGTCCATATATATAATACCAACCTCGTAGCTTCTATTGCTATGCAAACTTTTAGGTGAGCTTAACTTTTGATATAGACCTTCTGCAGATAATATCTTATAGTACTCATACGCATTATTTGCTGCATTTGAAGGGTCCTCAAAATACATCGATAAAAGTTGAAATCCTATTGTAGTTGGGGTAGAAGATATAGCTATAGCACTTTGTACGCCTCCTGACCCTATACCACTATTCCGTTTAGTTAACAAATCTAAAGATGCAGGAATAATACAGTTAAATTCATCGGTAAAAGATGTCCCATTACAAGCGTTTGATACAGGCTCAACGCTTGTACCAATTAGCCCTACCTTTTCTACAAAGTCTGTGCTTGTTGCAAGGTCGCTTGCACTACTAAAGTCTTGAGGTAGTATGTACTGAAAACTTATTGTCGTAGGTCCTGTCGTTGTGGACGGAGTTACTGTGCCTGTAAATTGGCTATGTTCAAATTGCAAAGTAAACTCAAACAATGAACCTGCAACCAAGTCAACCCCTTGAAAATCAAATTCAACTATACTATCGTTAACAGGATAAGGCAATGGAGTCGCACCACTATCAAAGAAATAATCTCCTTGAGATAATGTCTCAGGTACGTCTTCTAATCCCACATCCTCAGATACTTTACCAACAAAATAATCTAATCGTGTGTCTACATCATACTGCTCTAAATAGTTACCATAAAACAACCTGTTACCCATAATAGTCTGTGCCTTTGCAAGACGTGGTACGTTGTCATATAACCTTAATATCTCTGATGATGGCAGTACCGTATATATCTTACTATTGCTAAAGCTATAGTCATAAAGGGTGTCATCCACAAGACCTAACTGTGCCTTATCCAACTTCTCAATGACCCGTATAATGCCGTTGGTCATATCCTTCCACAGCAAATCTACACCTACCACTAATGGTCCACCCGACATATATTCTATTCGAACCTGTTGTGCTGAGTTTAGCATACCATCGTTTAGACCTGTAGAAAAATTGTAGTCAAATGCTCCTGCTAAAAACGCAGGCTCTGAGATCCTCGATAAAGTTATTCTGAGATGCTGTAACCTGTGGTGTTATATTAGGTGCATCTAAAGGTGGCTTCTTTATAACAAGCAGTGCCTCAGCCAAATTGACATCATCTACATTGGCAACAGGATTAGGATAGCTCCTATCTACGTTAACAAACCTCGGAGGGTTTATGTCGTCAGTAAAGAATAATAGCTTCTCGTCCACAAGGTTTACGCCTGTTATAAGATACTGAGGATTAAAGTTTAGTGTCGTATTAACACCACCACCATCGTCAATACTTTTAACGATATAGGTTAATATATTTGTTTGTACATTAAGAGATACTATAAGGTCTAACTTTCCTGTTGGACTTGGTGTAAAGTTTGAGTCGTGAATGAACCAATACAATGTTTCATTTGCTCCGTCCTCATACGCACCAATACACCTTGCATCGGCACTCAATGCATCTCCATTGTATTGTGTGTTGCCCTTACTGTTCTCCACAGAACCAATCTCAGAGTCTTCAGTAGAACCTAAGCGTACATTTAAGGCATCAACATACTGACCATTGGGTAAAAGTCTCTCATCGATACTTTTATTCATTACCCCCTTTATAAAATTTCTTTGCGTGTTAGCCATATTATTTTAGCCATTTATTTTGTCCTCTAAGATTCATTAATAATCTACCGGGATGTATATTACTTATTCTAATCTTTGCATTTCTTAAAAGAGAACTCTTTCTTTTTCTTGCTCTTGCAATTACATACTCCTGTACGTTTAGCTTTGAGCTTAGTATAGCGTACTCAATGTAAGCGTATATATAATCTTCAAACATCTTGTTCACACTAATCTCTGTATTATCACCGTTCTCCATTCCATCGGATACATACTCAAGAACAATACTTTCGTTAGCCATATCAGAACTAAAATTTATAACGCCACCCTTTTTGTTTATACTGAACGTAGGATTTGCGTTAGCAGTCTCTGTATTTAAACCAAAACGAGCTCCTATCGCATAATCAAAATACCACATCCCATCACAACAGTAACCTTCGTATCCGTTAAATGGACAGTTATTATCTTGTAGATACGCACCACTCCAATTAGTCTGAATGTTTTCAGTTAAAGGATATAGCAATCCATTCTTATACATAGACACCCTTACCCAATTCACATAGTCAGGAGGAAGTACGTATCGTAAGGTATTACATACCGTTAGCTGTAATATTTTTATTTCTTTAAACGCATCATAGTTAAGCTCTTGTATACCACGCTTAGCGTGAAACAAAACCTTAAACCTCTCCTCATTATTTATCAATGAGTGATTGCCTGCGTACATCAACATAAAGTTGTTTACTATATCATACAACGAGACATACTGATAAGAGCCCCAATTTGCATCTTCAGGAGTGTTACCATTATTTTCGTAATATTCATACTGTGAGATATAAGCCATAGTTTATTATTTTTCGTCTTGGTCCTCTTTTTGTTCTAATCCTTGTCCAAACTGAACTGCTGCAACCTCTCTAATTGACATCCCTGCGTACTGTAGTATCTTTAATACTAATGTAGGCTCATCTGAAATAGTCAACTCAAAGTCTTGAAAGTCAGATTGTGATTGGTCAAATGAAGGCTCTCCTCCAATTAAATCAATGTATGTCCACTTAGGGTCTTTAGGGTATCTAATGTATTGACATTGAACCGCACCTATAGTATTTATGCTTGGTGGGAACAATGAGAGGTTAGGCTCCTGCTGTGTATATGCAGGAAACATTGTTGACGGTGCAGTTAGTAACGAGTTGTTCAACATAGTTATCTTGCTATGCGTAACCTTCTCTGCTTCATTTACTACACTATCATCGTACACTACATACCCCTCAGGAAAGTTTTGAAATATATCTGCAGGATTACCATTACCATCCGTTAATACAAGGGTATCTGTCCCTGTTAACGCCTGAACAAATGCCGTCTGATTTGTTGTGGTGTTACCTACAATATCGCCTACCTGCACTCCGGCAGCAACAAAATTTATAGTGTTGTCTACTAATTCACCTACCTGTACTGATGTGTTGCTTCCACTTGCTAATAGTCGTGTGTATACTAATACCTTGTTTAATAGATAGTAGTCATCGTTTGTTGTCGTTTGACTTGGTGTAAAAAATTTATTAGATATGTTGTGTAATAAAAAATTGTCTACT